TGAGGTCTTGCCCGATGCCTTTGACGCCACGAACAAATTCTGACCCACCCCACTTCTTTGCGAGGTCAGTCAACAGGGCGTCGTAGCTGTCGCTCAACCGCTGGTTGGCACGCTCGACCGTTTCAGGCATTTCGGCAAACTGCTTCTCGGTCAGTTCCTTGGCCCGAAGCATCGCCTGCGCGATCTTGATCGACGTCAGTTCGCCCTCGGAACCCATCTTGCGAAGCTCACCGATTGTCAGCCCGATGGTTCCGTCGGCGCGTTCGAAGTTGTCTGCGATAGCCTTTGCCAGCGCCGGGAAGTTCTCCATGATGGAGCGCAGTTCGTCGCCTTGCAGACGACCAGACGCCAGCGCCTGACCGAACTGGATCATGCCAGACTGCATTTCACCTGCGGACGCGCCAGACACCACGCCCAGCTTCTGGACGGTATCGACCATCTGCAGCATCTCTTTCTGCGTCAGGCCAATAGCGGAGTTGTTGCGAGCAATGCGTCCGAACGCCTCGGCGGCGGCATCGAAGCCGAGTCCTGTTCTTTGGGTCGACTCGCGCAGGGCGTCAATTGCCTCGCGGGCTGCATAAATGCTGCCGAGGGAGTTCTTGAGCTTGCCCTCAAGGGCGTTCAGGCGGTCCTCGTACTTCGCAAGCGACTCGGCTGCCTTGTAGTAGCCGAACCCGACCGCGCCGACTGCGACGGTAGCCGCGGCAATACCGGCCCCAACGGGGCCAAGTGCGCCCGCCAGCCGCCCTAACGCGCCCGCTCCGGCGTTGATTCCACCGACCATACCGCCCATGCCGCCGCCGCCGCCAATCGCGCCAGCGAGCGCCTGCAGGTCTTCTTGGCTCTTCTTGAGGTTGCCGCTGATCCCTTCCAGCTTGCGGGCAAATTCCCCGGTAGCCCCTGCCGCTTTGCGCTGGGCTTCGGCGGCATCCTCCGTCGCCTTCTTCTTGCGCTTGACGGCTTCGGTCGCCTGATCGGTTTTCTTGGCGGTCTCTTGCTCGGCAGTACCGAGCTTGCCGACGTCCTCGGCAAACTTCTTCGCCAACTCCTGCGCTCGCTGGAGTTGGGAGGTATCTACCGTGAAGCCTAAAAAGAAATTCTCTGCCATGTCTTAACCCGTCCCGGTAGTCGAATCCACCGATGACGCGAGGAACTCGTCATCGACCGCCTTGATTGCTTCCACTTCCCACGGGTCAAGCTGGACCCTCATGACATCGCAGTACGCCTTTATCTCGGACCAGACGATTGGGTTAGGTCCAAAACCGTTCCCAGACCGTCCCTTGTGCAGCAGAATGAAATGGTTCCACAAGTAACGGAGCGCCGCTGGTAGCTCTGGAGACTCCAGAGTCTTTCCAGTTCGCTCGGCAACGACTGCGTAGTGGTCAGCCAGCGCAGACCCACCGACGCTGCGTGCGAGAGTGAACTGGTGCTTGGCATAAGCAATCAGCTCTCCAACGACGCTCTCAAAAAATTTCGGCGATTCGCCACAAAAACGTCGACCTGCTCGCGCACGACGGGATACGAGACGTACAGCGACCGCGCCACTTCGGTGGCGAATGGGATGTCGTTCCCTTCCGGGTCGAGGACGTTTTCCCAGCCGACGGTCATCGCCGCCAGCATATCCAGCGAGTCCTTCTCGACCTCCTCCATATCCACCTCGTTGAGGCGCTTGGGGTCGTTGCCACGAGCCAGCCGCTTCTGAATCTGCTTGCGGGTGAACTCGCGGTAGACGTCGCTGTCGGGGCCGCGCAGACGGATGCGGACTGGCTGGCCGTTCTTGGCAATCAACGGCTCTTCGCCGTCGAACTGCTTCACGGTCATCAGTACGCCGAGATCAGCGAGGGACTTGGTATCAATCTGTGGCAGGTCAAATTTCATGTGGCTTTCCTGTGAAGTAGTGGTAGCCCGGGGTTTCCCCCGGGCCACCGGTGGGGTATTACGCGCTGCGCGTGATGATGATCGTGCCATCGTCAGCCGCTGATGCCGCGTCGTGATAGAGCGCTTGGAACGGCGACTGCAGGATGACCCCGCCGTCCGGTCCAACCGTCTTATTGGCACCCATGAGCTTCACACGGCCCATGGTGAACTTGAGGTAGTCGTTGCCACCGGCCTCGTTCAGCGTGACCTCAATGCCGATCTCCGTCTCGTTGAGGAAGTAGTTCAGCATCGTGAGGTTTTCGAAGTAGGCAGACAGGGTGCCGGTCACCACGAAGCGCCCGTAGAAAATCTCCGGAACGGTGACGCTGCCCACCACCGGGGTGCTGGACAGGTTGTTCTGGATCGTAAAGTCGAGCGATGTGATGATCGCCGAGGACGTGCCTTGGATCGTGAGTGAGCCGTTGACGCCGGACAGCAGTCCAGTCGTCGCAGCCGATGTCGGCGAGAGGAACACCGGCGAACCAGCGGTCGACGTGCCGGACATATTGATGCCCTGAATGCCGAAGTTCACCGTTGCCATACCGTTTGGCGGCATCGACACGGCGACGTCGCTGATGCGGCAGCCGACAAACGTCTCGGACACATCGATGTCAGGGTAGACCTGCTCAATGGTGTACGAGGTCTGGGTGGTTCCGGGCTTCAGCTTGTTGCTCGACCACGAGCCGCGGAGGGCAGCTGCGAAGAAGTCGTCGTACGAGGTACGCGACAGTTCGCCTTGGATGTTGCCAGCCACGCGGCGCACGCCGTGGCGCATATCGTAGACCTGCTGGTCCGGGCGCACTTCGTTGGAGGTGAACGCTTCCTTCGTCAGCGCGAGTGACGAGGACACGCGACGCAGCACCTGCCCAGCGGCGGTGGACTGCGTGCCAAGGGTGGTCTCTGGGGCGTAGACCACACGGACGTTTACGTTACTCTGCAGAGGCATTGTGGGACTCCTTTAGTCGTTGTCCCGGTGCCGGGACCAAAAAAAGTTAATTGGTGGTATGCCCAATCATCGTCACGATGACTGTGCCGTTGAGCCAATCCGGTTCCTGTGTCAAACCGACACGCTCCACCTGTTGCACGGTGGCATTCGCATCGCCGTATGACACGACGGTCCCGGGCCGAAAGTGCTGCATCAGCGACCCTGCGAGACTTTCCAGAGCGACAGTTCCCGAGTTCACGGGGTAGTGCAGCGTGAAGTTTGCCGTCACGGTGTGGGCGATATACCCACCCAACCCCGTCGCCATCACATCGGACGACACCGGGATCATGCTTTCTGAAACGTACGGCTGGCCCTTCACGGGCGTGAATTCGCGTCCTTCCCACGCTACGTCAGGCAGGCCGGTCAGCGTTTGCAGCCGGTCACGCACCGCGGAGCGCAGGTCTTTGTGAAACGTCGCTGCGCTCATGCCAACTCCTTCATGAGCTTGGTCACCACCGACTTCGCCCGCTTAACGTTGCGCGTTACAAAGAACCGCCCGCGCATCCGGCGAGTACCGAACTCGACATAGGGACCGTATTCAGCGTTGTTCGTCATCCAGAAAATGTCACCGGCTTTCACGTTGGCTGCAACGATAGAAACCTTCGAATCTGGGTTGCCGTTGCCCTGCGATGCCGCGGGCGCACCGATGGACGGCTGCCATGAGGAACGCAGAAAGCCGGTATCGACCGGCGTGTCCTTGACCACATTTGCCGCGATCTCTTGGCACGTCTGCCGCGCCAGCGCGTCCATGTCCCCTTTGAACTTGGATGCCCAGTTCGACAGCTTCAGGTTGAACTCACGACCGTTGCTCATGTCAGCGCTCCGCGTAACACTTCGTGTAGGGTGCGCCGTCCCCCGCGGGGTTCAGATCGCTTACCCAGATCACGGACCAGTCGCTGCCAGCCCACCGCACCTTGTCCCCCGGCTGCGGCGTCGTGCCGAGCCGCGGGGCCAAGTGAAACTCCAGAATGTTCCGACGCTCTAGCGACCCGAGAGCGAACTCCGAGTCCTTCCCCGGCGGCAGCGCGATTCCCTTCATGCTGAAGGTGGTCGACACCGCCGTCTCCGTTTGAGTGACGGGGTTGAACGCGCTCGCCGACTTACGGGTGAACGTCACCGTAGCGCCCTTGCGTGAGAGCAGGGCGTGTGCTGTGTTCGCTTGGGCGGCGTACGTCGACACGACTTACTCCGTCCTCAAGTCCACCTCGGGATGGTCATTCATCCCGATCCGGAACTGGGCGGGCATCTCTGGCGCTGTCCACAGCGGGCCAAGGATGC